ACAGTTGCTCTCTCCGACGCCACTTCTCCGCTAAGCAGCGATGAGCAGTCGCTGATTGGAGAGATGCTTGAAAGACTCAGCCACTACGACATCAAGAACCAGGTCAAGGAAGACTATTACGAGGCAAAGCAGAAGGTAACTCAGCTTGGTCTATCTCTTCCACCAGCATTCAAGAACCTACAGACAACGGTTGGTTGGGCTGGAACCACGGTGGATGTTCTGAGAGAGCGTCTTGAGTGGGAAGGCTGGACAAGCGATACCGGAGACGACTTCGGTCTACGTGATGTATACCTTGAGAACCAGCTTCACGTTGATTCCGGCAAGCTCATCATGGATGCCCTTATCTTCGGAACAGCATTCCTTGTCGTAGGAGCAGCACAGCCGGGTAGTGGAGAACCAAACCCACTCATCACCGTTGAGTCTCCACGCAGAATGACGGGTATTTGGAACGCACGTACACGCAGACTCTCAGCAGCACTTGGTGTCAACGCCGTTGACGGCAATACAGGCAAGGTCACAGACGTAACGCTGTACCTTCCTAACGCCAACATTCGTGCTGAGAGCAGTGGTGACGGCGACTGGTTCGAGCTTGAGCGCAATGAGCACAATCTTGGACGTGTTCTTGTTGTCCAGGTCTTCAACCGCACTCGTGCATCTAAGCAAGGTGGCAAGTCCGAAATTACGAGGGCTATCCGCTCATATGTAGACATTGGCGTCCGTACCTTGACCGGTATGGAAGTAAGCCGTGAGTTCTACGCCTTCCCTCAGCGTTACATTCTTGGCGCTGAGAAGGAGATGTTCCAGAACTCTGACGGCACCATGCGTCCGGGCTGGCAGACAATGATGTCAAGCATCTGGGCTGCACCTGACGTACTTGAGGACAAGACAGACTCAACCAGTGAGCGACACAGGGTTGACGTTGGTCAGTTCCCTCAGGGCTCACCTGAGCCATTCCTTGCAATCCTCCGCAACCTAACCCAGATGGTTGCCGGTGAGTCTGGAATGCCAGCGCACTACTTCGGTTTTGCCACAGATAACCCAGCTTCAGCCGATGCAATTCGTGCCGGTGAACAGCGTCTGATTAAGCAGGCTGAGGAACGTCAGGCTGGCTTTGGTGCTGGACTGAACGAGGCTGGCAAGCTGGCAATCCTCGTCCGTGACGGCAAGCTGCCGGACGGCATCAACGCTCTTACGTCCAAGTGGCGTGACCCAGCAACACCAACTCAGGCTGCATCTGCCGATGCAATCACCAAGTTGGTTGGTGCTGGTGTTCTTGACGCAACATCAGAAGTTGTTCTGGACAAGCTGAACCTATCTCCACAGGAGAAGGCACAGGTTCTCAATGAACGACGCAAGGGCAACGCCAACAAGCTTGTCCAAGACATTCGAGCAGCCCAGCAGGCAACCCAGAGTGCCCCTGTAACTCCACCAGATGCCCCTGTGGCTGAGGAATAACTATGGCTACGGCAGAGGCAGTCAGGGAATTCAGAAGCGCTCAGAAGGGCTTGGTAGTTCTTGCTCAGGCAGACCTACTGACCTTCTGGGCAACGCTGGACCCACAAGACGCTGTTGCCACCAGCGCAGCATTGCAAGTCTTCATGCCGGAACTCATGAACCAGTACGGAGACGTTGCCGCCACGGTGGCAGCAAACTTCTTCGATGACATCCGTGAGGCAGCCAACGTCAAGAGGGCTTATCGAGCGGTACTGAGTGAACCTCTGCCAGCAGAGCAAATTCAGGCATCGACAAGAGCGGTAATCCAACCGCTATTCGGGGTTTCAGACCCTGAACAAGCACTCTCCAACCTGAACGACGTAACAGACAGGTTGGTGAAGCAAGCAGGACGGAACACAGTTGAACTGAACGTAGCGAAAGACCCTGTAAAGGCTCGCTACGCAAGAGTGCCGACAGGCGCAAAGACTTGTGCATTCTGCCTTGCCCTTGCATCTCGTGGTGCTGTGTACCTGAGCAAGACCTCAGCCGCACACGGCTATCACGGTGATTGCGACTGCGTACCAACCCCTATGTGGGATGGAGACGAGTACCCAGAGGGATACAACCCAGACGAGCTATCTGACTTGTATGCCCTCGCACAAGGCGCAGCCGACAGAGGAACCCTCAAGGGTCCTGACGGCATCCTTGCAGCAATGCGCAAGCAGCAAGGTATTGCGTAACACCTAAGGCAAATCAAGGCACCAGACCGCATGGTCGGTGCCTTTTTCTATGCCCAAATTCAGCCAACAGCCGCACGGCACTTGGCGCACATCACATTCCCGCACGGGAGAAAGAGGTAATCACTTATGTCTGAAGAGACAACCACGGAGGCAGTTGCCACCGATGAAACAGAGGCTCAGGAATCTGCACAGACACCTGAGGCCGAAACCGATTGGAAGGCTGCATCCCGTAAGTGGGAAGCCCGCGCCAAGGAGCACAAGGCTGCATTGGATGCCGCACAGGCAGAAGCAGCACGTGTATCTGAACTTGAAACACAACTGAGCACGTTCACCGAAGAGGCCGGTGCCAAGGAAGCCGCTGCAAATGCAGCCCTTGAGAAGGCAAACCTTGAAATCGCCCGCCTAACGGTACGCGCCAAGTACGGACTTTCAGAAGACGAGTCAGAACTATTCCTGACCGCTACTGACCCTGAACTTCTCGACAAGCAGGGAGAAGCGCTCTCTAAGCGCTCCGGAAACGCAGTAAAGCCAGATTCCGCACAGGGAAACCGCAACGGAACTGGACCTAAGGGAGCCAAGGCAGATTTCGACGCCTGGCACTCATCACTTCAAATCTAATTACAAAGCCCTACGGGGCGGAAGGAAATAACAATGGTTGACCTAAACAGAGGCTCCACCGGAGTCGCTCTTCCATCCACGGTTGCAAACCAGGTATGGACAGAAACCCTTAAGGGCTCAGCAGTCATGAGCCTTGCTACACAGGTACCACTTGCAGGAGCAGGTTCTACATATGACCTCGTTACTGCTGACCCTGTTGCTGCATACGTTGCTGAAACTGCTGCAAAGCCAGTTTCTAACGGAACTCCAGGCAACAAGGTAATCAAGGGGTACAAGATTGCCGTAATCCAGGCTTTCTCTGATGAGATGGTCCGTGACAAGAACGCCCTTTACCAGGCTCTTGTTGAGCGCATGCCACAGGCTCTTGCTACGGCATTCGACAAGAAGGTATTTGCTGGTACTTCACCTGGTACCGGTCACGACGTTCTATCTGGTGCTGCTGCACTTCAGGTAGACGGCACTTCCACACTTGCAGACCTTTTGGCTGTTCGTGGTGCCGTAGCTGCTGCTAACGGACGTGTTAACGGATGGGTCGTAAGCCCAGGACTTGAAAACACTCTATTTGGAGCAGTTGACGGTTTCGGCCGCCCACTTCTTCACCCAGGTACTACTGATGATTCCGTTGGAAACATCTTCGGTGCACCTGTTCTCGTGTCTGACGCTGTTCTTGACACCGTTCCAACTCCAGACACTCTCGGCTACGCCGGTGACTGGTCTACTGCGTACTTCGGAACTGTTGAAGGCGTCCAGATTGCTACCTCTAAGGATGCAACTGTTGGCGGAATCAACTTGTTCGAGCAGAACATGACCGCTGTTCGTGCAGAGATTGAAATTGGTTTTGCTGTTCGCAACATTGCCAAGTTCGTCAAGATTACTGCCTGAACCGCAGAGTAAGACTCCAGAGATGCCGGGGCCGAAAGGCCCTTTTTTCATGCCCAAAAAGCCCCGGCTCTCAACAAATACATAGAAACACAAGGAGGAACGCATATGACTTGGACTACCTATCAGGACATCCAAGACCGTTGGTTTGGTGACCCACTGCCTGCAACTCAGCCTCAGATTGAGACCTTGATTGCAGACGCTGAAGACACCATCTTGCGAGAGTTCCCGACTATTCAGGCACGCATTGATGACGACTCATTGCCACTCATTCGAGTAGTCAAGGTGACCTACAACATGGTTGCCCGAGTACTGCGCAATCCAACAGGTATGCGCAGCCTCACCCGTGGTGCTGGTCCTTACCAGGAATCACAGACATATGGAGGAGACGAGCCAGGAGCTCTCTACCTCACAGAGCAAGACAAGCGTGAATTGCAGGAGAGCACACAGGGGCAAGAAGCGTACTCCATCGACATGACACAGATTGGCTTTGTCGCCAGTAGGCCATATCAGGATTCTGATTACGCCAATGAGCAGGGTGTGTGGGTTTCAATCTGATGAGCCTTCCAACGCCTTTCACGATTGGCGTTAAGAGGTACGCAGACGGAGCAGTAGACAGGCACAACAACCCAACCAAGACCTGGTTGACCGCTGTTGACGTTGAGGTCTACGGCATTGCGCCTACGTCCTCTGACGAGCCATTTGAAGCCGGACGAAATGCAGTCGTCACCGGTCTGACTGTCCTTGCCCCTGTCGGCACAGTCATTGGTCCTAAGGACCGAGTAGTCATCGACTCAGAAGAGTACGAGGTTGACGGTGAAATCGCGGATTGGTCCAAAGGACCGTTCAGTTGGTCACCGGGAATCGAAATCAAACTAAAGAGAGCGGAGGGGTGACACATGGCTAAGCCCATTAAGTGGAACCTTGACGTTTTCAAGGACGTACGTAAGTCACCAGAGGTTGAGGCAGCGTTGCAAGACGTTGTTGACGCTCTCTTGGAACAGACAGGTGAAGACCTTTATGCCGGTGAAGTTTCTGCCGGTAAGACACGTTCAAGAGGAACGGTCTGGACAAAGGGAACACACGCTGAGCGTTCTAACGCTAAGCACAACACCTTGGTTAAGGCACTCGCCAACGTACATGTAGGTGGTGCCTGATGTCTGAACCGCTAATTGCGTTTGAAGACGCTGAGGCTGTAGCCGTCCAGCACTTGCTGACGGTTCTCACAGACATTCATGTCTCCACAGACGTTC